GCGGACAAGTTGGTGGGGATCATCAAATGAAATACGCTTGGCTACTGGTTTTGTTGGTTGGATGCGATGCGCCTGAGTACTATCGCTATCCGTGCATGAACCCCAAGAACTGGGAACGGGAGGACTGTAAGCGTCCTCTGTGCGCCATCACGCAGGAATGCCCCGACCAGTTGCTCAAGCCTGAAGACATGAAGGGAGACCAGAGATGAAGTGGGACAACGAATCTGTTGAAAGCAGGATCAAATTCATGATCGCTTTCACCTTCTGCGCCACGGTGTTGGTCATGGTGAGTTTGTCCATGTTTTCTATCGTGTTTGTCCCGCAACCCATGAACGGGATTGCGCCAGCAGACAAGCAGTTTTTCTTCCTGTTGAGCGATATGTCCAAGTACATTTTGGGCAGTCTGGGAACCTTGCTTGCCATCAAAGGCAAGGATGTTGTGCAAGAAATGTTTAAAAAGGAGCCGACCGATGATACCCCTGCCAGCACTGATGGAAGTCGGGAGCAAGATTCTGGACAAGGTACTCCCAAATGAGGAAGCCAAAGCCCGTGCTCTTGCCGAACTGAAGAAGGTTGAATCCGAAGGCAAACTGGGTGAACTCAATGTTGACCTGCAAGCCTACCAAACTGAGCAAAACAACCTTACGGAGCGTTTGAAAGCGGATATGTCAAGCGACAGTTGGCTGTCCAAGAACATCCGTCCCTTAACCTTGATTTTCATTCTTGTAGCCTACTTTACCTTTGCGATGATGTCTGCATTCAATCTGGAAACCAGAGGCAATTATGTAGAACTTTTGGGTCAATGGGGAATGTTAATCATGTCGTTCTACTTTGGTGGACGCACTCTTGAAAAAATCATGGACATGAAAGGCAAAAAATGAAAGAAAACTGGGATTTAGCCTACGCCAAGGTCATTGAGTCTGAGGGCGGCTACAAGTTAATTGACATCAAGGGTGATCTTGGCGGTCAGACTTACGCTGGAATTGCCCGTAATCCCAACCCAAATTGGGAGGGATGGGCGGTTATTGATCAAGGGCAGATGCCACCTAACAGCATGGTTCAGGATTTCTACAAAAAGAACTTCTGGGATCGTGTTAAAGGAGATGACTTGCCCACTGGACTGGATTATCTGGTCTATGACTTTGCGGTCAATGCTGGCACAGGAACCTCGGCAAAACTGCTTCAGAGGTCTGTGGGCGTGACTGACGATGGGGCAATAGGTAATGGGACTTTATCGGCTGTAAAGGCTCATAACCCCGAAGATTTAATCGAAGAGTTCAGCAAGCAAAAAGAAGCGTTTTACCAAAAAATCGTGGAAAAGCGACCCGAACAGTCCAAGTTCATCAAGGGCTGGCTCAACAGGGTCGCCCATGTTAAAGAAGTGGCAGAAACGATGGTGGCATGACCTTGTTTTAACTGCGGAGGATACATACAATGGCAATAAAGGCTGTTTGGGAAAAGCGGCGACCAAAAGACCTTGGCGAACCGAAGGCATTGACACCCAACCAAAAGAAAGCGGCAAAGGCTTTTGCAAAACGGACGGGGACGAAATATCCTTCACTGGTCGCCAACATTCATGGTGCAAAAGCCAAAAAAGGTGATTGGTAATGACGCAAGCCTCTGTGATGACATACGACAGTTTGGTCGATGATGTCTCCACTTATTTGGAGCGCACAGACCAAGCGACTCTGCAAAAAATCCCCCAATTCATCATGCTTGCGGAGCAGATTCTTGCTTCGCAGATGAAGTTTTTGGGCAATCTGACTGTCAACGAAAGTCAGATGGTTGCTGGCGATGCGGTCATTCAAAAGCCTGCTCGTTGGCACAAGACGGTCTCGATGAACATCGTGGTGGACGGCAAGCGTGAGCCTGTGCTTCTGAGGAAGTATGAGTACCTGCGGAGTTACTGGCCCGACGCTTCTCAGACCTCCCAGCCTGAGTTCTACTGTGATTACGACTACTTCCACTGGTTGGTCGCCCCAACCCCTGATGTCCCCTACTCGTTTGAAGTGCTTTACTACGAGCGAGTTCAACCGTTGAGTTCAGCAAACCAAACCAACTGGTTTACGCAGTTTGCCCCTCAAGCCATGCTGTATGGCACATTGCTCCAAGCAATGCCCTTCCTCAAAAACGACGACAGACTACCCATGTGGCAAGCCATCTATCAGCAAGCGGTTGATATGCTGATGGCTGAAGACAAGTTGCGTGTGGCTGATCGTCAAGCAATTGCGGTGGATTCATAATGTCTTACATCTCTCCCTTCACAGGCGATGTCATCCAGCCAACGGATGTCAGTTACCAGAACTTCTCGATCACTGAGGACTTGGTGCTGGCTTGGCCCGTCAACGGCAATGCAGACGGCAACTATGCCGCTCGGATCATGGAAATCACAGCCACAGCAGGGCTGTCGGTGTTCATGCCCCCTGCAAGCCAAGTCTCTGTCGGCACAGATGCGTTGATCAAGAACTATGGGTCAAATGACTTCACCGTCAAAGACTCGGATGGTGGAACGATCATCACCATCAGTGCAGGGCAGTCGTGGTACATCTACATCACTGACAACAGCACAGAAGCGGGGACATGGGGTAATCTGACCTTTGGCGGTGGGAATTCAGGCGCAAATGCCACGGCTTTGTCTGGTTATGGCTTATTGGCAATTTCTCAGACTCTGAACCAAAGCCATCCTTCACAGAGTCTTTCAAACGGTTACACCTTCATGGCAAGTGATCGAGCACAAACCAAGGTTTGGAGTGGTGGATCGGGAAGCGTAACTCTTCCAACTGCGGTTTCGCTTGGCGACAACTGGTTTTTCTTGTTCAAAAACGATGGAACTGGATCATTGACCATCAACACATCTGGATCAGACACGCTGGACTACACAGCGTCCAAACTGTTCCAGCCTGATGAGTCAGCATTCATTGTTTGTACAGGATCAAAATTTGTTACTGTTGGCTATGGTCAAAGTTCCAACTTCTTTTTGACCACTTTGGTCAAGAGTGTTACCAGTGGTAATTACTTACTGACGGCGGCTGAAGCCTCTAACATCATTCAAGAGTATGTTGGCAATTTAACAGGTGATGTGACTGTCACATATCCACCTGTTTCTCAGTTGTACATCATCAGCAATCAGGTCACAGCAAATGGATACGATTTAACAATCACGACTGGTGCTGTTGGAGCGGCAACAGTGACTGTACCGTCCGGGCAACAAGTGACACTGATCTGTGATGGTACGAACTTCTTGAACGCCAATACTGTGCAAGCGGGGACTACAACATATGCGCTGTTGAATGGCTCTGTCAGCAGTCCTTCCTTATTCTTTGCATCTGAAATCACAACGGGTATGTATCGCCCCGGGGCGGGTGCAATCGGTTTTACTGTCCTTGGCACTGACATATTTGACATCACAAGCACAGGCATCAGCGTTAATGGAACAGGAACCTTTACTGGCGGGATCAGTGGGGGCTTGTTTTCATGACAAAGAAGGTATTTGCGCTTGACACGAAGCCGGGAATCCAACGAGACGGAACGATTTTTGACAAAGAGTTCTATCAAGGTGGTAAATGGGTTCGTTTTCAGCGTGGTCGCCCTCGCAAAATCCTTGGTTACAGAGTTATTTCTGACCAGATAGCGGGGCCGAGCCGTGGGTTGTATGTCAACCCATTGAATGCCTTTACTTTGGTCTTTAACGGCTACTACGGGGGCGTTCAAAGGCTTCCCATCGACAACGACGGGGTTGGTTCAGGGGTCACTTACTACAACATGAGTGACTTTACGCCCAACGAGAACAATTTGTGGCAGTTTGATGGGTTCTATGATGTGGCTGGGGCGGGTAAAAACCTGCTTCTCGGACACCCGGGGCAAAACCTCAAGTACATTGCCAGCACCACAAATACGCCTGTTCTGAGTGGTCTCATGGAAGGCTCATCCATGAGCAAAATTGGTGTTTTTACCGACACCGCAACGACAGTCAACGGCAACGCAACAGTCATTTTGGGCGCATCAAACCTTTTGATTGGGGCTGGTCAGACCGTAACTGGCACGGGAATCCCTGCCGACACCACTGTTGTGTCAGTCTCAGGAACCAGCGTGGTTTTGTCCAACAACGCCACAGCAAGTGGGACGGTCACCCTGACTTTTGACAACAACATCAGCGTTTCTGGTGGAATTGTGTCGTTGCACCCCTATGTTTTTGTGTATGGAAACGATGGGTTCATCAAGAATTGTGGCGCAGGAAACCTCAACGATTGGGTTTCTGCTGACGCAAACGAGGTCAATGTTGCCACAGGAAAGATTGTTCAGGCTCTGCCTGTGCGTGGTGGTTCAAACTCTCCTTCTGGACTGTTTTGGTCTCTCGATTCTTTGGTTCGTGTCAGTTACGCACCGACAACTGTGACCGTAGGATCGACCGCCGTTACACAATACTGGCGGTATGACATCATCAGTTCGTCTACAACCATCCTGTCGAGCCAATGCGTCATTGAGTATGACGGCATTTATTACTGGATTGGTGTTGATCGGTTCTTGCTCTACAACGGTGTGGTTCAGGAAATGCAAAACAGCATGAACCAGAACTACTTTTTTGACAATTTGAACTACAACTATCGCCAGAAGGTCTACGCCACCAAAGTCCCTCGTTTTGGTGAAATTTGGTGGTTTTACCCCCGTGGTGATGCAACTGAATGCAACGATGCCATCATCTACAACATCCGTGAAAAGACATGGTATGACGCTGGTACAGCCCTTGGATCACGCAGAAGCGCAGGGTATTTCTCGCAAGTCTTCCACTACCCGATCAATGCGGGGTGGGAGGTAACTGCTACTGGTGGGATCAACACCTACACGATTGCTGGCGGTTCTGGATACGATGACGACACATACAACTATGTCCCGCTTGAAGGTGGCTCTGGCGAAGGTGCTGTGGCAACCATTGTGGTGTCTGGTGGCTCTGTGGTCAGCATTGACTTCAGTTCCAGAGGGTATGGTTATGCTGTTGACGATGTGTTGACTGCGACCCTACCAAGCGGGATGGACTTTACTTTGACTGTTAACACCACATTTGACTACACCGACTTGTGGCAACACGAGTTTGGTGTGGATGCGGTTAAAGGGCAGTATGCCAACGCCATCGAGAGTTTCTTTGAGACCAATGACTTAGGTCTTGTCTCTGGTGGGCCTTCCCAGCCCTCGATGGTTGGAGAAAATCGTTGGTTGAGGTTGGAGAGGGTTGAACCTGATTTCCTTCTTGATGGCGAGATGGAACTCTACATCACTGGTAGACCGTATGCCCAAAGCGACGATCAAACCTCGCAGGCGTATGTTTTTGATGCCAATACGAACAAGATTGACATGAAAGAGCAAAGGCGTGAACTTCGCTTGATCTTCAAGAGCAATGTCCAAGGTGGTGACTACCAATTGGGTAAGGTCTTGTTGGACGCAGACTTTGGCGATGTGAGGGGCTACTGATGGCTCTTGCTCTTGTCTACGATCCTCGGTATCACACATTTGAGTCGTGGGCGGCTCTGATGTGCGAAGCCTATGGCGGTCAGCAGTTGGAGATTCCTTCTGCCGATACCAATTGGGTAAACTGGGCACAAGGGCTGATTGCAATTGACTTGTTCAGCGTCAACGCTGTTCCTGCCCCGACTCTATTTGCTGAGTGGTATGAGTGGGCAGAGCAGTTGGTCAATGCAATCAATCAGCGGGTGTAGTATGGAACAGATGACTGCTCAAGAAATTTTTCAAAAATGTCCTGAAATAAATCGTTTTGGACATGACTGGAAAGAGGTATATGCCAAGGTTTTCGCTCTTGTCAGTAAAACAGATAAATTTCGATTGATGCGTTGCGGCAACTCTATATTTCTAATAATGATTAAAGCGCCGCACCAAGCAGAAATTTCTATGTTTAATGCTGACCCGCCAAAAAAGTTTGCAAGAAACTTTAAAGAATTTGCAAAAGCAATGGAAGTTGCTGGATATAAAAGCGTATCAGGTGTTACTGACAACTTGCCAACATTAAAAATGTTAGAGCATTTTGGGTATCCAATTAAGATTGAAAACATAGGCGTTGATGACAAAGGAAATGCTCAGTACAGGGGGACTATAGATGTCTAACCCCTTACAAGAATTAAACAACGCAGTAGACACTCTTGGCGGGGGAGTAAGCGAACTCCTTGACAGCGTTGGCAAGTCACTCGACAGCATCATCAGCAATCCACTGCCCATTATTGAAACTGTTGCTCTTACCTATGCACTCGGCCCTGCTTATGGAGGTCTTAGCGCAACTACAGCCCCAATCGTTGCCAGTGCCGCCGTGTCTGCCGCAAATGGCGGGAATATAGAAAATATTGCTTTGGCGGCGGCTACAGCCTACGCTGGAGCGCAGATTGGTCAAACTGTCGGAAATCAATTTGCACCTACAGTTGAAAAGATTGACCCCGCTTTCAGTGATCAAGCATTGGTTCAGCGTGTGGTGACAAGCGCCTCTGGTGCGGCGGCTACGACTGCCTTGCGTGGGGGTAGTTTTGACCAAGTGTTGACATCTGCTGTGTCTGCATCTGTTGCCCCGATGGTGAATCAGCAGTTGGCAAACCAAGGATATGACCCGAAAGGGCTTCCTGCCAACCTGATTGCCAATGCAACCTCTGCGGCTACAAGGGCTGTTTTGAGTGGTCAATCCATCTCTGATGCGGTGGTAAGTTCTGCCGCAGTGACTGCTTTGACCGCTGGAATTAGCACTGCTGTCAATTCATTGAAGGGAAACCAAGACACACTGACCCAACAAGCCGCCGACTTGCAAAAGAAAAGCCAAGAGGCGAATGACTTTTTTACAAACAATCTCGATCCTTTGCAAAAGCAAGCCGATCAAAAGTATCAAGACTTGCAGAATCTGCAAAAAGATTATCAGACCCAATACAGCATCTACAAATCAGCGTATGACAACTATAACAATTACGCCGCAGGAGCAAAATCAAGTGCAGCCGATATAGGGTCTTGGTACGCACAAAATGGGTACAGTTTGGATAATGTTTCCAAAAGTGTTTGGGGTACATATAGACCTGACGGGTCTTTCGATCTAGGCCCAAGTCATAATGATCTTGTAAATAGCGCAAATCAGTACGCCAAGACAGTTAATGACCTGACGCCGATCATTCAGGCTTTGTCAGACAAGTACAACTCTGCAAAGACTGACTATCAGACCTTTGCAAGCACTGTTACCAATGCTCAGGACAACTACAAGAGCATGGTGACAGACTTGCAGAACTCTGCCGCCAATGTGCAAAAGTTGACTGATACAGTCAACACGCAAGCAAAAGATGTGGGTGAAAAGGTTGCCCAATACAACGATACTGTCAATAGCGTTGCGGGTAACTACGCCCAAAAGATTGGCAATGAAACTGTCAATCAGGCACAAAACCTTTTGCAAACAACCGCAAAAGATGCAGGTTTCCCTGATTGGTCTACATATAGTCAAAACAATGGCGACTTAAATTCTTGGGTAAAAAATATTGTTAGCCAAAATGAAGCAAGTTTCAAAACGCCAGATATAAGCAAAGAAACAGCGATGTCTTTGGCGGCTCAAGATGCAGATGCTAAAGGCTTGACTGGTTCTGACAAGTTAAACCAAATTTTGCAAGCGGGTGGTTATACAAAACCAGACACACTTTTGGCACAAGCAGGAATGTCAGGCGCTGATGTTGTCCGTATGGGGCCTGCCGCCGCCGCCGCTATGCTTGCATTCCCCGAAGTCGTTTTGCCTATGCTTGGTGTTTTGGGTGCGGCTGGTTTGTATGACTTAGCAAACAAGAGTGGCGCTCTAGACCAGTT